AGCAGACAAGAAGAAACAAGCAGAATTAGAAAGAAAACTAGCAGAAAAAAACGCAGCAGATTTAAAGAAAATAGCAGATAAAGCAGCTGCTGATTTACTTATAAGAGAAGAAGAACAATTTCACTTACTACAGCAATTAAGAAATACAGACCAAGAAAATGAGATAAATCAATTAGTTCTACAATATGAAAAGAAATTTGAATTAGCAAATGGAAACGCAGAACTTGAAACAGCTTTAGCAGAACAACAAGCAATAGACATAGAAGCTATTAACAAGACTTACGACGACAAAGAAAAAGAAGTAGCGAAAGAAAAGGCAGCACTAGAGAAAGAAGCGGCAGACAAAATAAAAGAAGACAAGGAAGCAGAAAGACAGCAAGATTTAGATGATATGAATATGCGTTTAGATAATGCTTCAGGGTTTTTAGATTCACTACAAACTTTAAATAATGTAGCTTCAGGAAAAAGCGAAGCACAACAAAAGAAAGCATTTGAAAGAAATAAAAAAATAGAGTCAGCACAAGCAATGATTTCAGCAGCTAAAGGAGTAGTTAATATATTAGGAGGAACTAGTATAATTCCTGAGCCTTTTGCAAGTGTTCAAAAAGGAGTAAATATTGCAATACTAGCAGCGACATTAGCAGCGCAATTAAAAAAGATAAACAGCGCTAAATTTGGTGGCGGTGGTGGTGGTTCTATACAAACACCATCTTTAAGTGGTGGGGGTGGTGGAAGCGTTCCAACTTTAAACCCTGTTTCAAATACAAATACAGTATTAGGACAAGATAATAAAGTTTATGTGACAGAAACCGATATTTCAAATACACAAAACAAAGTAAAAGTAATAGAAGAAAGAGCAACATTTTAAAATATAAATTATGGAAAAACAAGAAAAAATAAAATTAGTAGAACTAGTAATAGATGATGAAGAAGGAAGCGGACTGTCATTTGTAAGTTTAGTCGATACACCTGCAATTGAAAGCGAGTTCCAAAAATTCAAAAAAGAGGACTTTAAATTTAAAATTCAGAATGAAGAAAAAAGAATAGTAAGCGGATTTTTCATGATAGCAGATTTGCCCATCATGAGAATGCGCAACGATACTGTTTTTTATTGCGTGTTTAGAAAGCACACGATAGAAAAGATAGTAAATAAGTTTATGAAGGAAGGATTAACAAATCAAACAAACTTAATGCACGATAGTCAAGCTGATGGGGTGTATATTATAGAGAGTTTAATAATAGACAAAAAAAGAGGTGTATTAGCTCCTGAGAATTTTGAGAAAGTTCCAGACGGTAGCTGGTGGGGTTCAATGCGTGTTGAAAATGAAGATATTTGGCAACAAGTAAAAGACGGCACGTTTAAAGGTTTTAGCGTGGAGGGGATATTCTCAAGTTCAAAAGAATTAAATCTACAGACTAGAATTGTAGCTAAAATAAGAGAAGTAATTAAGAATTATAAAAATTAACAGAAATTAAGAGAAATAAATTAAAATTAAAAACATATATTAAATATAAAACAGAATTATGAAAGTAAAAGAAATGTTTGAAGAAATTAGAGACATCTTTAAAAGTGAAGGTGTACAAGTAGAAAATACAGAAGTCACAGAAACTACAGAAGCTAAAGAAGTAGAGAGCGTAGCAGTTGATATTAAACCAGTAGAGAAATTTGAAGATTTAGTTTTAGCAACTGGAGAAGTAGCACAAGTAGAGCCTGAAGTAATTGTTGGCGCTGCTGTTGTTTTAGTTCAAGATGAAGAATTAGTTCCAGCACCAAACGGAAGTTGGGAGCTAGCAGACGGTCGTATAATAACTACAGAAGGCGGAGTGATTACAGAGATTGAAGAAATTGAAGACGAGCCAGAAGAAATTGCTGAAGCTGAAGAAGAAGTAGTGGAGGAGCTAGACAAAAGCCCATTAAATGAAGAACAACAAAAGGAAGCTAAAAAGATTATCGAAAGTATAATAACTGAAAGAGTATTTTCTAAGGAAGATACAAATGTATTAAACGAAGAATTTTCTGCAAGAATTGATAAACTAGAAAAGTCTTTTGAAAGTCTTTTAAAATTAGTTGAATTTTTAGTAAAAGAGCCAACTAAAACAAAAGTAAACAAAGCAAAAAATGGGTTTGCTAAATTGCAGCCTAAAAAGAAAACAGATATAATAGAGAAATTAAAAAACATTAATAAATTAAAAAAATAAAATTATGGCATTTGATGTAACAGGATTAACAAATTACGTAGACGAACAAGCGATGTCGCTTATCGTTGAGAGCGTAGCAGGTGGCAACCTAGCAAAGTATGCAACTTTACAACCAGACGTAAAAGGACCTACAACAATTAACATTTTAGATACTGACGCAGTATTCCAAGATGATGGATGTTCAAGAACAGCAAACGGCGAAACGGTATTATCACAAAGAACGATAACTCCAAACGCTATAGCAGTACACGAAGATTTATGTATGAGTGACCTTGCCGCTAAGTATACACAAACTATGCTTAAACAAGGAGTGACTAACGAAAAAGAAGAAATTCCTTTTGCAGAATTATATTTCGGTTTAAAGATAGCTAAGATTAAAAAACAAATTGAAGTACTAGACTGGACAGGAACAGCTGGAGCTGGTTCTTATGCTGGGTTAGCAGCAAATCACGCTTCTGTAGTAGATGTTGTTTCTCCACAGGCTGGAATACAAACGGCTTCTACAATTATAGAAAACTTATCATTTTTAGCTCAATCAATGGATGAAGATATAGCTGCTGCTGATGACATTAAAATATTCTTAGGAATGGATTTATTCTTAATGTACCAAAGAGCAATTGCAGATGGTAATTATTTTCATTATGTAGTTGATGGAGAAGTAGGAAACGAACTACCATTAGTAGGCTTTCCACAAGTAACAGTTGTTGGAACTGTAGGTCTTTCAGGACTTAACAGCGCAGTTGTTGGAGATGTAGTTGCTTATTTAACTAGAGGTTCAAATATCGTAATAGGTGTTGATTTACCAGACGAAGAAGCAAATGACTACAGAGCATGGTATTCAGAAGATGACAGAATTTTCAAAACTTCTTTTGCATTTAGAAGAGGAATTAATTGGGCTTTCCCAACTGAAGCGTGTAAATTAAAAATATCGTAATAATAACTTTAAGGGAGTTCGCTCCCTTTTTTAAAACTTAATAATATGGCTTGTGGATTAGATACTGGATTTGCTAGGGATTGCTCGGATAGTGTAGGTGGAATTGAAGAATTTTACTTATTAGAACGTTCAAGCGTAACTGGTTACGTAGAAACTTCAAACGAAGTAACCGCTATTACAGACGGTGGCGCAACGTGGCACAAATACGAACTTAAAAAAGAAGTAGGAAGTATAACAGCTCCTGTAACAATTAGCCCTGAAAATGGAACTAGATTTAGCGAAGCAAAACTTGCTTTTTCTATTAACAAATTTTCTGCTGCTAAGTCGAACGAATTGAAGCTGATGATACTTGGACAGGTAATTGCAATCATTAAGGATAACAACGGTGTGTACTGGGGCTTAGGATTTCAGTCATTTGCTGAAGGAACTGCTTTGAGTGCTAATACTGGAACTGCTTATGGAGATAGAAATGGATACGATGTAGAATTAACAGCTAAAGAGCCAGAAACTCCTTATGAGGTATCTGCTGCTGCTGTAGCGTTAATGACGATAGTATAGAAATTTTAAAAATTTCATTTTGTAGGGGTGGGCTTAATACCCGCCCTTTTTTTTTAATAAAAAATTAAAGTTATGGAAATAAAAAAAGAATTAATTGGAAGCACTTGGAACGGCAAAGGTTTTAAGATTGAAATTAAGAAAGAAAATGCTAAAATATTAAAGCATTTAGGAGCTGAAGTTTTTGAAAAGAAAAAAAAGAAAAAAGATGATACACCTAAATAAGGGCGTTTTAACTTCTTTTGTAGCGACTTGTTCTGAGCTAGGAACTTTGTCAAGTCCTTATTATTTATTATATTTGAAAAATGATACTTCAAAAGTGGAGTATTATTGTGTTCTTGTGGATATTTCTCCTAGTGCTGTTAGATATAATCAATTTGATTTTACTGAAGGAATAGACGACGCATTAAATGGTAAATTAGTTTTAACAAACTCAGGTTATTATGATTACTTTATTTATGAGCAAGTAAGCGCAACGAATTTAGATCCTGAAAATGCTGAATTAGTAGAACAGGGAAAAATGAGATTATACGATAGTAACGATACTTTAAGTGTTTCTCAACATACAATTAGTGGAACAAATATAATATACAACCAATGATTAAATTACTGCCCTTAAGTTTTAAAGCCTCAGAGCTGCCAGTTTTCAAAGAAAGTAGAAGAGGCGACTGGTATGAGTACGGCTCAAATAAACCTTATAAAAACAATTACGGTTCTTATCTAGTTAAACTTTTAAATGAGAGTTCTAAACAAAGCACTATAATAGAATCTAAGACAAAATTTATAGTAGGTAGAGGGTTTTATATAGATAAGGATATTTCGTTTAGTGAGAGGGCTTTAATAGAGGCATTTTTAAGACAAATAAAAGAAACTAATTTATTAGTAAAAATAGTAAAAGATAAGAAAGTATTTGGAGGTTTTGCTATTCAAGTAATTTTAAACAAACAAAGAAAGATAGTAGGTTTAGAGCATATTGATTTTAACAACATAAGAGTAGGAACTGAAGACAACTATTACTACACTTCTGACTGGAATAGAAACCCAGAAGGAAATGAAGACTTTACAGAGTTTTTTAACTTCAATCACGAAGCAAATACATCAGATAATTATTTAATTTATTTTAAAGAATATAGACCAGACTTAGGAGAGTATCCTATACCTGATTATGTGGCTGCTATTCCTTATTTAGAAGCTGATGCAGAGATAGCGAACTTTACAATAAACAACATAAAGAACGGATTATCAAGCGGTTACATCGTAAGTTTCAATAATGGAGAACCTTCTGACGAAGAGCAAAGGGAGATAGAACGAAAGTTTAGAAATTATTCTTCAGGAACGGAAAATGCAGGAAAAATTTTGCTCAGTTTTACAGACCAAATGGCAGACCATCCTTCTATAATTCCTATTCCTATAGATGGCAGAAACGAGCAATTTTTAAACCTTAACAAACAAATACAAGAAGAAATATTTACGGCACATTCTATTGTTAGTCCAATGTTATTTGGTATAAAAGATACTTCAGGACTTGGCAGTAATGCTGATGAATTAAGAACTGCTAGTGAATTATATCAGAATCTTCAGGTCGATACAGAACAAGACATTTTAGAAGATGTATTTAATGAATTAATTAATTTTAATGGACTTCCAAAGTGTTTAAAGATACAAAAAATAGAGCCAGTAGGTAAACCGTTAAGCGAGGCTACTATTGTAGGCGCAATGACTTCAGATGAATTAAGGGAAAAAATCGGATTACCTATGTCTGAAGTAAAATCTAATAAAACCGCAGATGCAATAAGTATATTAAGCCCATTAGTAGCAACTAAAGTATTAGATAATTTAAGTGTAGAAGAAATAAGAAGCCTTATTGGTTTAACTGGTAGCAAAGAAGTAGTAAGAAAATTCAATGATATTGAAGATGAAATGATATTTTCTCAATTAAAAGAAATTGGCTATAATGTAAAGAATTTAGAAGTATTAGATACAAGAGAAACTGCAATTACTTGTTTTGAAGATGCAGAAAAATTTGAAGCACAAATTAAAGAGGAATTTTTACCACTTTTAACAGACTTAGAAAAATCAGTATTAAACCTTTTAATAGGTAACGAAAAGATGCCTAATACAGAGATTAAAAAAGCCTTAGAAATTAGCATAGGAGACACTCAAAAAGCTATAGCAAGTCTTCAAAACAAAGGTGCTCTAGATGTAGATTTTAAACCTACAGAACAAGGAAAAAAAACAATACAAATACCAGACGAAGAAATCTTTGTAGTATATAAATACGCTTTAAGGTCAGACGCTCCAGAATTAGTACCAGGCGGCGAAAGTAGAAGATTTTGCCAACAAATGATAGATTTATCAAATACTGGTAGAAGATACACCTTAAATCAATTAAAACTATTAAGAAACGATTTTAATCAAACGGGAATAGAAATTTTTAGAAAACGTGGAGGCTGGTATCATAACCCAGATTTAGGCGTTAATACTCCGTATTGCCGTCACCTGTGGAGCCAGGAAATTGTGCGTATTAAGAACAGATAAAAATTAGAAATTATGGCAGTATTATTTATATCAGAAAGTTACTTAAAGAACAATACAGTAGTAGACGATAACGTAGACCAAAGATTAATCATACCAAGTATAACAACGGTTCAGGATATGCACTTACACCCCATCCTTGGAACTCCATTATATGAAGATTTAAAAGCTAAAATAATTGCTTCAACTTTAAATGGAGATGAAGTTACTTTAATTAATGATTATATTTCTAAAATGTTATTACAATGGACTATGTTTGAACTAACAATGAGCATGTTATATAAATATAGAAATAAAAGCGTAGCGACTAAATCAGGAGATAACGCAAGTCCTATATCTTACCAAGATTTACAATTTTTAAGAGATGACTGGAAAAATAAAGCTGAATTTTACGATAAAAGATTAATAAATCATTTAATAGACAATAAAAGTTTATTTCCTAAATATACAGAATCTAGTGATGATTTAAACGCTAAAAAGTCTGCATATACAACAAGTTTTTATTTAGGCACTTCATCTGATTGTTGGATAGATAATAAATACAAATGAAATTAACCTACAACCAAATAATAAAAGAGTTAAATAACTTTGCTGACGCTCATTTAGAAATTGAGACTTTTGGGTCAGGAGATTTATTTGAAGTAGTGCAGCATAATCAAATAGGGAACTTCCAGTACCCTTTGCTTTGGATAGTAGATAAACCTGCTACAGTAGGTAGTAATGTGTTTACGTGGAACTTTCAAGCCATTTATATTGATATCGTTCGGAAAGACGAAAGCAACGAAAATGACGTAAAAAGCGACGCTGTACAAGTTTTAATTGACTTAATTGCTTATTTAGAGCAACAAAGCGGAACAAGTGCTATAGGCGTTAATTGGAACCAAGTACAACTAGAAAGAGGCGGCACTGTAGAAATGTTTAGCGAAAGATTTGAAGATGATTTGAGCGGAGCGAGTATTTCTTTAGGCTTAAAAATACCTCAAATATACAACGAATGTGTAATACCTAAAATTTAAAATATGCCGATACTATTTAACCCAGCAAAGAAAAAAGGAATTTTTATGGTGCCTTCAGGTGGGACAGTAAGTCCTACACCAGTGCCTTCTTTTAGTAATACTAAGTCTATAGACTTTGACGGTGTAGATGATTATGTAGATTGTGGTTCATTTGCTGGTTTAAATAGCGCGACAGCATTAACAGTTTCTGTTTGGTTTAAATCTAGCATTTATTCAAATTTAGGACGGCTTGTTAATTTAGAAAAGCACGTTGAAATTTATCAATCGTATGCCGCTGCCAGTAATACTAAGGGAAGATTTTATTATAAATTAATGGGTAATTATGGAAATAGTTTTAAAACATTAGGAGGAACTTCAGCTAGTGGAGTAGGTGATTTAATTGATGGAGACTGGCATCATTTATGCTTTGTTTGGGACAATTCAACAACAACAGCTATAGTTTATGAAGATGGGGTTGCAGTTATAACAAACACATCAACAACAGGAACTTTAAATAGTGTAAGTGATAACTTATACATTGGAGCAGACCCTGCTGGAGCTAATCCAATTCAAGGCAAAGTTGATGAGGTTGCTTTATGGGACACAGCACTTTCGCCTACTGATGTAGCAGCCGTTTATAATTTACGTAGTCCAGATAATTTAACTTCTTTAAGTCCTATTTTTTGGATGAGGAACGGAGATAAGGTTGTATCTTTTCCTACTATACCAGACCAAGTAGGGAGTAATAATGGAACAGCTTATAATGAAATAGAATCGGTAATGATAGTAACAGATACACCTTAAAATAAAGATATGAAAGCATTTGCACAAATTTACAGCATTATAAAGATTGAAGATTTAGACTTAATTAATTTTGATGAGGTGTTTCAGACTTCAAAAGAAACAATTAGAAAAAGTTTAAATGGAGAAAAGTTTGTTATTAAGTATAATATTATTCCTAGTTTTATAGCTAGTGGAGAAGTAGACCCTGTAGAGGTTTTAAATCATTCAGAATGTTTTAGTTTAATGCAAACTTCAGCTTGGAGCGAACCTATACCAGCAGAATGATGATAGACATTATATTAGAGGCTCAAATTATACTACTTACATTAATAATATTTAAGTATTTAAGCGAAAAATGGAAGTAAAAGATTATATATATTTCGGTGGTGTTTTAGTTGCAATTCTTTCTAGTTGGTTTAAGATAAAACTTGAAACTGAAAAACAAGAAGAAAAGATAATTAATTTAGCTATGAATGTCACAAAGCACGAAAAAGAATTAAAAGAAGTAGAAAAAGAAGCTAGACTTGGAAGAAGTGAAATATATAAAAATTTTGAAGTAAATCTTAAATCTAATAATGAGGTTTTTTCTAAACAATTTAAAGGCATAGATACAGAAATAAGAGGTTTACAACAGTCTTTTAATGCTATTAATTTAAGCATTCAAGACTTAACAACTAAAATGGAATTATTAATTAATAAACTAGAATTATGAAAAAATTTATAAGCGATTTATTTAGAGAAAAGACAGGCGGCAAGATTTCAAGTAAGAAATTTTACGGTAATATATTTTTATTACTTTGTGCTATTACTTTTGTAGTTGACGGTTTAAAGTTTTATGACGTATCTGCTGATTTATTTAATCCTACTCTTGTGGCTGGATGTACTTTAATAGGACTTAGAACTATTGGAGGAATGTTTAAATAATCTTCAAATGAAAGTAAGCTACGATAATATACAACATTTATACGCTAAGAATGGATATAGGTTCTACGACAAAGGAGACTATAATGTTAATATCTTTGCTATAAGAAGGCAACTAAACACAAATGAATTTGATGACATTATAGGAATAGCATATAAAAACGATTTTGACTTTGTGGAGATATTTAAAGGAACTACTGATCCTGGTAAATATTGGCTAAAATCTCCTATGAATAGAAAAGGTTGTGCAATTTTAGTTGAAGGACAGTACAAGTATAAACTAGGATTACACAAAGGAAAAGAAGCATTAGTGCAAAAGGGTCCAGTAAAAGTATTTAGAGACAACAACAAAGATGAAAACCACGATAAAGGATACATTCAAGAAGGCTTTTTTGGTATTAACATACATAGAGCTGGAAAAGATTCAAAGCAAGTTGATAGACATTCGGCGGGCTGTTTAGTACTTTCTGTTGAGAGCCAATTTCAAAGATTTATAGATATAATTAAACGAAGTGAAAAGATATACGGCAATAGTTTTACTGTTACTCTTTTTGAGCAGTTGTAGTCCTCAAAAAAGGCTTCAAAGATTGCTTAAAAAAAACCCTCAATTAATAGAACTTGACACTATTAGAGTTATTGATACTGTTATAATTCAAAGATATGATACAACGCTTATAAATACTATAATAAGGCAAGATTCAGTTACCCTAATAAACACCGAACGAATTAAGATAAAATATTATTATGACACAATTACAGAAAAAATCGAGCACTTCATCAGTTTACCTAGCGACACGATTACTCAGGAAGTCATTATTCCGTATGAAAAAATCGTATATAAAGAGCTATCGTGGTGGGAGCAATATAAGACAATCATTTTAATATTATCTTTGCTTACAGGCGTTTTAATTGTTTTAAAAAAATTAGGTAAGTTGATATAATGGGGAGGCAAAAAGGCTTTAGAAATAAAAATAGTATTTATGTTGCTTTAGAGGGTTTAATTCCAGTTATAGAAGATTTTATAATAAAAGGGCATCATACTTCAACCAATATATTTAAGCAATTAGAATTAGCTGGTTATTTAGCAAAACTATATAACCAAGGATATAAAGGAGATTCCATTAGAAGAAGTATAAATGATTTTATAAAAGATAAGAATTTAATTGTAAAAAATACTCCAAGTTATACTCTAACGACCGCAAAAGAAAATACAAAATGGGAGGAAGATTACGAAAATGGAACCGCTTCTTTTGATTACTCAGGTTTAAAGAAAATACAAACAGAAGAAGATTTAATAAAGTTTGCCAAAATAGATACTACAAAATGGAAAGCAGTAAAACAAACTGCTAATAAATGGGGCGAAAATTATCAAATAAAAGTAATATTTGAAAGTGTAGAAAAAGGATTAAAAGAAGAAGAAGCATACGAACAGGCAAAAGAGATATTAGAAAAACATCTTAAAGGAAGAAAAAAAATATCTAATAAGAAAAAACTAAATACAAAGATAGGTGTAATACCATTAGCAGATTTTCACATAGGAGCATACATAAGGGGTTTAATTAAAACGCCAGATTTTGACATAGATAGAATATCTGATATGTTAGATGAAATTGCAGATACTATTAATTCTTTAGAGTATTCAGAAGTTCATATTTCAATACTAGGAGACATTATAGAAAGTTTTACAGGCACTAACCACCCTTCAACGTGGAAAGAGTTAATGTATAAAGGCCACGGCTCTAATATTGTTATAATGGCCTATGAGTTGTTATTGTCATTTTTTAAAAAGATAGTTAATTTACATTCTATTTATTTAGTATCAGGAAACCACGACAGACTTACTTCAAGCAGTAAAGAAGACACTAAGGGCGAAGTAGTGGAGTTAATTTCTTATTTTTTAAATAAAGAATTAGATGTTAATATTAAATACAATCCTATTTTAATTACAGAAATAATAGATAACATTTGCTATATCTTTACACATGGACATCATAATTTTACAAAAAAGAACATAGAGCAGACAATCTGGAAATATGGGAAACAAAAGTATTTTAATTTAGTTCTTCAAGGACACTGGCATTCTAGAAAAAGCAAAGTTCCTGTAATTAAAATGGAAACTATTCATTCTGATTCTGGAGATTATAGAGGTATAACGTGCCCTAGTATTTTTACTGGAAATTTTTATGCTGAAACTTCAGGCTTTACGTCCTCTGCTGGGTTTCTAATCATTCAAAATAAGCACAATAAACCTGCTGTTTTCGATATTCCTTTGATTTAAACAAAAAAAAATACTTTTCTAAAGTGTTCATTTTCAAGCGTTTAGATATTAAAGTGAAAAATAAATAAAAGATAATTGTAAAAAAACTTGCACAGCTCAAATATTTGTATTATAATTGTACTATAAATAAATCAATTATTAATTAAAATAAACAAAATGAAAACAACCTACATACACGAAACAACTACTTTATATTCAGAAAATGGAGAAGTTCATATAGAAACTTGTAATGGAGATTTACTAGTCTTTAGAGCAGAAGCATTATTTAACGACTTACCAGCCTTAGCGACCTTTTGCTTAAAAGAAATAGAAGGAAATAAAAAGAATATATTAAAAGAATTAAAACAAATAAAATGAGAGACAAACACGATAAATTTAATCCTGAAAATCATGAGCAAGATTGCGATTATTGTAAAAAATGTGATTCTCCAATGTGGGATGATTGGAATGATGAGCCAGTAGATTATTGTTCATCATGTGATGAATGTGAAGTCACTTGTTGCAATATAGAAATAACACAAGAAATAAAAGACATAGGATTATGTCCAGAATGTTTAGAACATATATAAATTAAAAACAAAACAAAATGAAAACACAACTAGAAAATTATGAAATAGATTATCTAAAAGAAGCAGTAAAATCTGACCTTAAAGAATTTGACCAAACTATGTTTGATAACCCTAATGAAGTTTTTGAAATGCTTTATCAAATTTTAGAAAAATTAGAATTACAAAAAATAGATTTATAAACTAAAACAAAACAAAATGAGTATAACTGAACAATTTAAATATAAATACGCTACATCTGATAATGAAGATATTATAGATGTTGTAAGATGGGAAGTAGAAGAAAATCATAATAGAGAATATAATCAAAAAAAACAAATAAAAAAAAACAAAATGAAAACACAAATTAAAACAATCAACATTAAAGGTAAAGATTACATTACTGTAAACGAACGCTTAAAAGCATTTAGAGAGCTATACAAGAGTTTTAGCCTAACAAGTGAAATAACACACCTAAACGAAAATGGAGTAATTATAAGAGCAAGTATTAAAGATGATAAGGGCGTAGAATTAGCATCTGGAATAGCACACGAAGTAAAAGGATCTAGCTTTATTAACAAGACTTCTTTTATAGAGAACTGCGAAACATCAGCTTGGGGACGTGCTTTAGGAAACTTAGGAATAGGAATAGATACATCAGTAGCAAGTGCTGATGAAGTTATTAATGCTATAAACAATCAATAATGAAAGACTTAGAAATAAAATTATTAAAACAAAGCGTTAAACAATTAGAAGATGCTTTCCGCGAACTTTGTAAAAAAACAAACAGAATTAAAGCTGATACACAAATATTAACGAATAAAGTAGAAATTGCATTAATGAATGAAAGAACTATTAAAGCAAAAGAATTATTAAAAGAAATAACTAAAATAAATCAATTATGAAAGCAAGAACAAAACAATACATTAAGAACGTAAAAAACGGCTTTTTAAAAAGCAATAACGAAAAGGTATTACACTGGATCAAACACAACCCAAGCACTACAGTTTACGAATTAAGGCAAACAGGTATAAGTCATCAGACTTTAACAAGTAGAATTTCACATCTTCAAGACTTAGGATTAATAAAAGTTGTTGGAAATTGCAACATAGATGGCAAACATTATTCTCAATATGAGGCTGTCTTAGATTCTGTTTCTGTAGAACATTATAGAAACTCAAGAGAACAGGAAAAAGTTCTTACATGGCTTAAAAAGGGTCAAGAGTTAAACATTAGAGAAGATTTAAAAGTAGTATTAGAAAATTATATAGTATGAAAAAGAGATTAAGTTATTCGGCACTTAGTGCCTTTGGTAAAAGCCCTAATCATTTACTTAGATACTGGAGCAAGAAATTCGAGCCAACATCCGCTATGATGTTAGGAAGTTTAATACATAAAATAATTCTAGAACCTGATGATTTTGATAATGATTATGCAGTCTTTGAAGGAACTCGTAGAGGTAAAGTCTGGGAGGGTTTTAAAACTGAAAACGAAGGTAAGGAGTTAGTTACTATAAAAGAGTATGACATTGCTAATTATGTAGTTGAGCAATCAAAAAGTAATAAGACTTTTATGGACTTATTAATGAGAACAAGCCAAACAGAAAAATTAATTACTTGGAAGTCTCAGGGAATAGAATTTAAAGGTTTTGTTGATATGGTAGGAGATACTTTTATAGCTGATATAAAAACAACTACAGACGCTGGAGATAAATTCCAAAGAGATATAACTTATAATGATTACAAAATGCAAGCAGCTATGTATCTTGAGTGTTTTCCTGACAAAGATTTCTACATTATAGCAATTGAAAAGTCTGGAGCGTTTAACGTTCAGGTTTATAAGTTTAGTAATAGTATGCTTTTACAAGGAAGAAACAAATATATAAACTTGACAGAAAAATACAAAGAATGGGATGGAGAAAAAGAGAGTTATTATGATGGAATTATAGAGATATAAACTGAGGCGTAGTAAAAGGCGTAGTAAAGCGTAGTATATGAAAGAAAAGATAATGCAATATAAATTTTTTAGAGATAATTTTGAGTTCCAAAAGGAACAAGCCTCAAGCGAACAGGCTTTTAAGTTCGCACAAAAAAACAATACAATGGAAAAAAATAAGATTTTCGCAGATGGTTTTATATTTAAAAGACCAGACAACACGCCTGACTTTATAGTAGGTAAAATGAGTGTTAAAGTAGATGAAGCAATAAAATTCTTAAAAACCCATACAAAAAATGGCTGGGTAAATATGGGAATTAAAAGGGCTAAATCAGGTAAATATTATATGGAGCTAGATACTTGGGAGCCTAAACAACAGACAGCAGTTAATATTGGTAGTATTGAAAAAAAGTTTAAAGAGGCAGAAATAGAATCCACCTTCGCAGATTTTGATGATGATTCAGATTTACCATTTTAATATGAAAGAGAAGATTAAAGCCCTCTTAATTGAGGGTACTTCTATTAAAAAAATAGGAAAGATAATGAAAATGAAGCGTAAAGATGTAAATAATATAATCTTTGAAGTATGGGAAACTGAAAAAATAGTAGAAGATAATAAGATTTATAGCAGCTCAGAAGAATATTTATTAAATGGAGATAAAACAACATACAAGGATCTAAGTCCTTCAGAAAAGAAAATATATAATAATTTAAA